ACAGTGCGACATGAAACTGCGAACCGAAAGCGAAAAGCGATTGGGTCGAATCTATTTCAAGTTCAATACGGCAGCAATCCTGCGAACAGCACTCAAGGAAACGATTGACGCAATGTCGGTTGCGATCGCGGCTAGAATAATGAACCCCAATGAAGCAAGAGCAAAGCTTGATCTTAATCCATACGATGGCGGGGACGAGTTTATCAACCCGAACATCCAGCAGGCAACAGGCGAAACAAGCCCAGGCGAAGCAGAGGACACGCCAGAGGATGACGCCGAGGACCAGCAGGAAAACGATCAAACACAATCGCGTAACAATCGAGCCGTCGAACAGATGCTTCGCGACTTGATTAAGACCGAAGGTAACAACGCAATCAATGCGGCTGGAAAGCCTAGTTTCGTCGCCTGGATCGGCAAGAATTATCCCAAGTGGGAATCTAAACTTGCCGACAAGATCGAAGCGATTGGACTCGATCGCGACTTGGCACGGATCCATTGCCAAGAATCAACAAGCCAACTTGCAACAGTCGCGGCTAAGCATGGGCCAAAAGACTTACAAAACGCAGTTAAAAACCTAGTCGGAACGTGGGAAAACAGGGCTATTTCGCTACAGAAAGGTGCAAAATGATCGAGATACTAAACGAAACCAACGAGATTATCCTAAGCGGCATTGTCGGCGACGGGTGGGACGAAAACCCGATCACCGCCAAGGAAGTAGGCAAGGCTCTTAAAGCTTTTGGGTCGAATCCATTGACGGTGCGAATCAATAGCCCAGGCGGGGCTGCTGATGAAGGGATTGCGATTTACAACCTACTAAAAAACCACGGCGCCGAAGTAACCACGGTCAATGATAGTCTTGCGGCATCGGCGGCTAGTGTGATATTCCTCGGCGGTGCTAACCGCTTGATGGGCGATGGATCAAGGCTGATGATTCACAGGGCGATGGGCCTAGCCTTCGGCAACCAGGACGAGATCCGTAAGACGTTACAGGCACTTGAAAGCTACGATCGATCCTTAGTTGATATTTATTCGCAGTTCATGGGGTCCGATAAAAAGCAGATCGAAACCATGATGGCAAATGAAACATGGTTCGAGGTCGATGCTGCAATTGAGTCAGGCTTGGCGACAGGTCGCTACGATTCTGGCAAAAAGAAAAAGAAGATGGCGGCTCAATTTGACCAAGCCAAGCAGAACATTCTGCGAGCGAAGATGGCAGCGTTTGCCGGTAGGGTTGACAAGCAAAAATAGTTTGCTAAGTTTATTTACGTCGCATTCGCCCAACGGGTGAGGGCACACGGCGTTGTAAACCGTGCAAAAATGGCTAGTTCGAGTCTAGCATGCGACGTTTGAGCGAAAGTCTCAAAGCAACTTGCAACTAATTAGCGGCAAGACGGTACACGGTTCAAATTTTTTGTCCCGTGGCAGTCATGCCGCTATTTTGGTTTACAGACTGCCACAATTTTTGAAAGGCAGTCAAATGAAAAGCAGCAAGCAATTGCAAAGCGAAATCGAGGCTCTCCAAGCCAAGGTTCAGGCTATCCAAGCGGTAGCCCAAGGCGAAAACCGCGAATTACTGGCAGACGAGCAAACCGAAATCGATTCGATCGTCGGTGACGACAAGAGCCCAGGCCAAATCGCCAATCTTGCCAAAGAGCGGGAACGAGCACTAAAGATCGAAGCCTTGGTATCCAATGCTGGGCGACAAGTCCGCGAATCCCAGGTTGACGCAACCGAAAACGCGGTCAAGGCGTTCAAGATTCCAGCAAAGGCACGAGCCACTAAGACGCTCAACGCGTTCAAGGGCCAAGATGCGGAAATCGAAGCCTATCGATCCGGTAAGTGGATCCAGGCCACCCTGTTTGGCGATTCTAAGGCCAAGCAGTGGTGCGTTGATCATGGCGTCGAAAACGTGATGTCTGGATCGGACGATCTCAAGGGCGGGACGCTGGTCCCACCTGAGTTTGAAACGGCTGTTATCAGCCTGTTTGAGAGCTACGGCGTGATTCCTCAGCGAGCGCGGAACTACCCGATGGCATCGGACGTTCTTTCGGTGCCTCGGCAATTGTCTGATGTGGTTGCTTACGCAGTCGGTGAGTCCGAAGAAATCACAGCAAGCGATCCGACTTTTAGCCCGGTCAATCTCGTTGCTCGCAAGTGGGCAACCCTCACCCGGGTTCCACCGGAGCTAAACGACGATGCGGTTATCGCGATTGCCGACATGCTTGCCACCTCGATGGCCAGGGCTCACGCTCTCAAGGCTGATCAGGCTGGTTTCCTCGGCGATGGCACTGGAACCTATCACGGCGTGGTAGGGCTTGCCAATGCTCTCAACGCTGGTTCGGTTAAGGCTGCTGCGGCTGGTCAAGTGACTGCGGCTGGATTGACGATTGCCGTCTTCCAAGATGCTGCTGGATCCTTGCCCGAGTTCCCTGGTATCAATCCAGTTTGGTACTGCCACAAGGCGGTATTCTGGAACGTTCTTGCACGGTTGCAGCTTGCTGCCGGTGGCAACAACTACGTCGATTTGGGTAACGGGCCAGTTCTTCAGTTCATGGGCTACCCTGTTGTGTTCTCGCAGGTCCTGCCAAAGACGATCGGAACCTCGACCAAGTTTGCCTACTTTGGCGATCTTGGCTTGGCCACGACCTTGGGCGTGCGTCGAGGGCTTACCATCGCGTCGGATGCGTCCCGATACTTTGAACTCGATCAGATCGCTTACCGATCGACGATTCGCTGGGATTACAACGTCCACGAGCGCGGAACCGCAACCGATGCGGGGCCAGTAATCTTGTTGCAAACCCCAGGCGCCTAACCCTTAACCAACCAAAGAAAGAAGGTGATTAAATGAACGATCTTCAGCATTGCAAATACGTTTCGGCGATCAAACCAGCGGCGATTCTCGATAACACCTCGGCCACCGCCGATGTCATCGATTGCCGTGGTTTCGATTACGCTGCAATCGTCGTCCAACTTGGTGCAACCGACATCGCGATGACGGCATTGAAGGTGCAAGAGTGTGCGACGAGCGGCGGATCCTACGCCGACATTACCGGGGCTACCTTCGCTGGTGGCTATGGCTATGGCGGTGCTACTTTGGCACTTCCGTCGGCACCGATGACGGCCAAACATGCGTTTTCTTGATCGACATGCGAGGCAAAGAACCGTTCTTGAAGGTTGTCGCGACCTTTGGCGATGGTTCAACCGGTGGTTTCATTGCTGGCGTTGCAGTCCTCGGGCGTGGTAAGGTTCCGCCTTTCACCTCGTCTACAATTGCTGATGGCGATGTCTGCTTGGTGGTCTAATGGCCATTGAGCTACTCAGGATGTGGCAAGGCTTTCCGGTCGGTCATCGATCGGATTGCCTTGGGGCGGGAGTCGAAGAACTTTTGATTCAAAGGGGAATAGCCTGTGCGATTGATACCGGAAATAGTGACCGGGCCGACAGCCGAGCCGATCACCCTAAGCGAAGCGAAAAAGCAGCTAGAGATCGCGTCAAACGACACAAGTCATGACGTCCACCTATCGGCGTTAATCCAGGCGGCTCGTGAGCAGTGGGAGCACGACACCGATACAGTGACATGCTTTCAGACGCTCAAGGTTCGCATTGCGTCTTGGACTGACGGATTGTCGCTTCCGAAATCTCCGGTTCACTCAATCACTTCGATTCAATACTTCGACGGTGCAAACGCACTTCAGACGCTTTCATCGTCGATTTATCAACTACACGAAGGGCAAATCAGGATTGCTTACTTGCAAGTCCTACCGGGCACCTCAGCACGTTGGGATGCTTGGACGATCAACTACAAGTGCGGTTACAGTGACGACGGGGCAAGGGTTCCAGCGATCGCCAAAAACGCAATGCAAATGCTCGTTGCTCATTACTTCGAAAACCGCGACATGATCATGTCCGATGCGTTGCAAACGATGCGACCATACGAAGCCCTGGTTCGTCGCTTTATGAGGAGCAATTACCCATGAGCGGAACAGGCAGACCAACGAGGTTCCGAGTCGGCGCGATGCGTCATCGTTGCACGATTCAGCAACCGACAGAAACGCTTGATTCAGCCGGTCAGCCGGTCGTAACTTGGTCGGCGTATGTTGCCAACGAGCCTTGCGAGTTTCAGCCGACAAGCGGTTTTGAGTCGATGCGTGGCAGACAACTCGAAGCGGGAACTAGAGCGATTTTCGTTGTGAGATACCGAAGCGGATACACGCCAAAAATGCGGATCCTGTTTGATGGCGAAACATACGGTATAACAGCAATCAATCTTGTCGATGGAGTCAAAAGATATTTAAACCTCGTTTGTTCGGCGGTGGTTTCATGAGCACAATTGAGATTAACCAAGCGTTGATTAAAGCGGTCGAGGATATCCCATTGACGCTTCGTAACGGGCCTTTGGGTAGATGCCTTGGAGCGTTTGGCCGCCCAATCGCAAAGCAAGCCGGGTCGATTGCAAGATCATCTAGGGCTACAGGATCGC